TGTCATAAGTCAGCCCTTCCTCTGCCATTTCTCATCTCCAATATCTCTGCGGCTGTTGCAATGTCGTCTGCATCATCCCAGTATTGCATTGGTATCCCAGTTTCGATTGCTAACTCAACCAGTGTCCGCCTTATGCTTCCTGGGGTGTGGCTTTTGGGTCAGATGCTCCAGTTGAAACATCTGCGACTGTTTCCATCCAAATCTCAAATGACTTGACTGGCTTTCCGGCACTTTCGCGCTTGTGCGCGTTATATGCCAAAAACATCAAATCCCAAATGCCAATGACTTCCTGAGCTTTGGCAAGTGTGTGACCAGTTGCCTTTTCCCATTTAGCCCACTCAGGCGGTTGCGCCGTATAAGTGACACTCTCGCCTGAGTTGTATTCAATTGTGATTGGTAATTTCATTGCTCCCGATGCTCCTGATCTCTTAGCTGAATGTTTCTGTTGGAGTTCCAACAACTGTCATTGTCCAGGTATCTGTTTGTGCTCCTGGAGCTGCACCGCCAGCGCTTGGGAACACTGGAAGCACATTGAAGGCGAAAACTGCACCTGAGGCAGCTGTGAGTGAAACTGCAAGTGCTGTATTTGGGTTTGTTTCGCAATCTGCCCACATTGCTTCGAAAAGTGACGAAGTTGCGCCCCAATCTGCGAGGAGCTCAATTGTGAAGGTCCATTGATCATCGAGAGCCTTGTAAGCCCTTCCATCGAGTGTTTGGAAAACCTCGATTGTATGCTCGTTTGATAAAACTGCTGAAGTCACCTGTGCATCATAAGTTGCAGCATCGAGCGTAAAGGTGACATCGCGCCCTGTTATTACTGTCGTTGCCATTATTCTCCTTTAGGAAGTTTGCTCGTAGCGTATGCTCAAGCGAATATCGTTGGTCAAAATTGTATTTGTTCCCACTGTATTAACAATGGGTGATTCGACCACCGAAAGTTCATATCCGCCAGGAAGTGCTTCGACAATTGATTTTGTCAGCTCTTCCAGGTTGCCCAACGCGGCTGGGTTTGAAAAGTAGGCAACTCCAACTGAAATGATGAAATTGAGTTTGGCTCTAAATACTGATTTGCCAATTGTTTCAAATTCCCAATAAGGGGAGCCAGGAACAACCGCAGCAAATGGAACCTGCGGTGCTTCCGGCACAAAGTCATAAACATTGGCAGCAACTGAAGCGATTGCGGTCTTGATTGCTGCGCGAGTATCTGCGATCTTGTTAGGTGTCATTGAGCGATTGCCTCAACATCGAGGAATGGTCCGAGCAGACCCGAAACGGAGCTGAGAAGTCCTCTTGACATTCTGAATGGAGTGACTGTGAAATCAACGCCTTCGATTGCTCCACCGCCTGCGGTTCTGTTTTGGAAAATCTGCACTGAAACTGAAAGCACTGCTGACTCAACCGCCGAATTGCCCACATAGGTTGATGCACCTGAAAGGGTTGCTGATCCGGCAGGAATCACATTGAATTTTGTGACATCGGCTGCGGTGATTGCAGCTGTGAATTCTAAAAGGTCATCTGAAACATCTGTGATTGTGTGAGTGCCATTGAAAGTGGCTGAAACGCCAGCAACGACTACCGATTGACCTACTGAAAAGGGATGCTCTCCCTGGGTTCCAAATGTAGCCACATTGTCTGACAATTCCGCATTTGCAATTGGGGCTTTGTAAGTGACCAGCATTGGAAGAATGACGGCCTCGCAGGCATCAATGATGTCGTTGAGGTATGCATCATTGTAAAGGGAAGCCGAAACGCCCAGGATCGAGCGCAATTCGCTTGCTGCAACTATCGAGGGCATTTCGGTTCCTTTCTATCTACTAGGGGTTAGGCAGCTCGGGAGCGGACTGCCTAACTATTTGAGGATTGATTAAGCAATCATCCAGCGATAAGCGCCAGCGCCAACCTTTGTTGCCAAAGCGCCGTAGCCATAGTAAGCCACTTCGATTTGACCATTGAGAGCCACATTTGTCTGAAGACGGAAGCGGCTTGACTCATACCAGGTGTATGAGGCTGGGTTGATGATGATGAGAGAGTTATCTCCATCAGTGTCGCTGGTTGCGAGGTTTGTGGAAACGCGGAGATTTAGTCCGAGAAGGTTTCCGGTGACGGAAGTAGCGTTTAGGTTTCCAGCCTGGTTGCTGTTTCCGATTAAGCTGTTGTAGATCGGGCGACCATTGTCATCGATCTTCATCAAGTTGCCCCATTGTGCAGGGGTGACAAGAATATTTGAAGGTGTGGCGAGAGTTGCGCCATAGATTGAAACTGCACCATCTGCAACGAATGCATTGACACCATCGGCATCAAGAGTGCGGTTTCCGCCATCTGTTCCGCCAGCAACTAGGCCAGCGATAATTGCAACTTCAGTTGCCTTTAGGTATGCCTTCTCCATCTCATCAACGAGAATGTCGAAGAATACTGGAGATGAACGATCCAAAAGCTCGACACTGAATGTCTGACCGCCTGCATACTTATTGACATTTACTGTGACAAATGAGTTTGTCATTCCGGTTTCAACAATTGCATCGCCTTCATTCTCATCTTCGGCTGTTGGAACTGCGGTGATTTTTGGAATCTCAAAGCTCATTCCGGCATCAGGTAGAACACCAGTGCTGATTGAGTCGAGTGCTGGGCGCACTGAGTTTGACAAGGGATTTATTACCTCAGTGAGTTGTCGGGTGGGTATGAGCGCCGCATTGTTTGAGGTTGTGTCATCAGCAGCCATAACATACTGACGAGCAGCATCATCGCCGAGCACCTTAGCGCGGACGGATGCTTCAAGATATTTCGCCTTCGTAAATTCATAACGAGGCGCGGTGTAGAAGGCTGGCTTTGGAGCCGCAGCCTCTACCTTAGCTGCTTCTACCGCTTCTTCTACGGCAGGAGCAGGAGCGGTAGTGTCTGACACTTGTTCTCCTTCGGTTGGTTTGTCCTCATCGGCGGATGCCGGTGCGGAATCTTCTTTTTTCTCTTCTTCAGCTTCGGATGCTGCAACTTCGCTGACGCGAGCAGAATCAATGGCTGGATCAGTGACCAGGCTGACTTCAACTAATTCAGCATCAGTGATTCTCATTCTTCCGTTGTCATTTGACCATTCGTTAATCATTGCGCCGACTGAAAAGCCATCGCGCAAGCCAGTGGCTGCCTCTTCGAGTGCATCATCAGCTGCAAAAGTCTTTGCGAGCTGGAATGTAGCCACAATGTCTGAGTCTGAAACTTTGGCATCGATTAACTTCCCGATTGGTCGGGTGCGGTCGTGTTCGAGAAGGAGTTTGATACCACCTTCCATTTTGATTGAGTTTTTCGCAAAAATTGTTGGACCAACTGAGGTGTTGCCCTGCTCTTCCCAGGCAACAATTCGGCCTGTGAGCTGGCGCTTTGCCACATCAGCAAATGTGATGGTCATTGGCACATTAATTTTCATTAGGTATCAAGTCCTCCTCGCGCTGAATCTGCTCAACGCTCATTGCGCCGATGCGGTTCAAGATTTCATAAACCTGAGCGCGCTCCAACGGATTGCCTCTCAGGAAATCATCAAGATCAAAACGGCACATCACTGGATTCGGTAGGAAGTCCGGCAGCGATAGCCTTTCCTCAATTGCCTTCAAGATTGGGCGAAGTGAGAAATCAACAAGTGAGCGGCGCTCATTGACCGCGTTTGAATAAGTCATAGAGGTTGTTTCGGCGCTTAGGAAGTAGGCAGGAATTCCAGCAGCTCTTGACAATTCGAGCGCGACATATTGGCGAGCCTCAGCCAATTGCAACTTCTGTGGATCAAAACCAAACTGCTGCAAATCTACATCTGCATTGAGAAACGCTGTTGATTTAGTTTGGCGAGATGCTTTCCAGGCTGCAAGGAGTGATGAGATTCTTTCACTTGTCAAGTTTGTGCCATTGCTCTTTAGAACCATTGCAGGTGCTGGCTCTTTGGCGTAATTAACTGCTGCGTTTTCTAAATAAACTGCAGCTGCAACTGTTTTGCCTGCTCGATGAAGGAAACCCTCATCAGGTCCATCAAAACGGATCAATGATCCGATGCCGGTTGCAGGAACTGCTTTGCCATCAACTTTGTATCCGCGAATCTCTGTGTTTAGCGGATTAGTATCAACTGTGACTCTCTCAGGTGAAACGCGAGTCCAGGCGCGAACCCTTCCGCCATCAGTCGTTGCATACATCTCGGTGACTTGACCATATCCGACACCATAAAACCAAATGTCCTCAGCAAGCCAGGTGTAAATAACAAAGCCAGCAACGCGAGGATCAGGCTGATTGATAACTCTCTGTGGATCGACATATTCGCCAGTGATGCGGTTGAATGTTGTGAGAGGTAGTGAGCCGATAGTGCCGCAAATAATGTTTCGCGCTCTTGCAACTGCTGGCACTGACATTGCCAACTGGCGCGTTGTGTTTGTTGCTCCACCTAAAATGTTATAGACGGAATCGGAAATCTGAATTGGCGTAAGTGAGGCAGTCACATCAGCAATCTTCTCGGGTGCTTGTGCTGTGACTTGTGGAAACAATATATCCCTAATGCCCATTGTGTCCGATTATAGGGCATTTATCACTTATACGGCAATAATGTCAATCTCTGTGTCAGGGCGAGTCGCAAAGTGGGTAGCGAGTGCGGCTGCGATTGGGGCAGCGATTGTTGCATTGCTGATCTTGCGACCCATCACCCAACCGCCATCTCCAAAAGGTAATTTGACTGCTGAGAGGGTTTGCTTTGTGAATTCATCTTGACCGGAGTGCAATAAACGCTGCGAGGCGATAGCACCCAGGAACTCATCACAAGCCTGGGCATACTCTTGACCATCAATTGCCTCAATTGCAATTCCGGCAGGCTTTAATCGAGTGGCAACGGCCGCAGCAGTGCGAGCGGAATAGGCAACAACCTGCACTGGGTATTTGCGAACCCAATCAGCAATGTCATTTGCCATCGCCTTATCATCCAGGGTCACTGAATTGTTCCAGGTCTGAAGCAACTGCACCTGGAACTGATCTCCCTCCAACCTTTGAGCTGCAACAAGAGCTGCCTGCTGTCGGTTAGGAGAGAGATCAACTGCCAGCCAGGTATCAACTGACGGATCAAGTCGCAAACCGGAATTTCTGCACTGCTCCCAAAGTGCAGCATTTACGACTGGGTTGATTGTATCCACCTGGATGCACAAAACCTCTGTGCGCACAATATCTTCGGGGTCTGATAACACTGCCTGGATATTGCGCTGACTAATTGTGTGACCTAGTGACGGATTTGCTTGGGCAACGCCAAACCAAAACTCAGGGCTGTTGTCAAACTTAATTGATGGATCAGCAGACCACTCAAACCATCCAATGTCGTCAGCAACTCCCATAGTGCTTGCAATTGCTCGATCTCTCAGCTTGTTCAAAATGATGCTTGACTTGTCACCCATATTTGAATAAATCCAAGCCTGCGGATTAGGGCTTGCCATTTGTGTGTATCGCAGCGCAGCCCATACTTCCTCCTCGCGATATTCTCTTGCTTCATCGAGGTGGATAGTGGCTGGTGCAGCAATTCCTCGACCGGCTGAGTTATTTGCTCTGACTATGTATCGCCTGCCATTTGTAAATTGCAGCTCCTGGAATCCTTTACTTTCCAGTTTCTTCACAAACTGTGCCTCCAATTCAGGCGTTTGCTCAATAATCGAATTGACTTTGTAGAAGATTTCAGATGAAGTGGTGAGTTTGTGGGCGGTATGCACTTGCAATTTCTCGTCTAATTCATAGATTCGCCACAAGATTTGCAGCGCCATAAAGGTTGATTTGCCATTTTGACGAGCTACAACGAGGCCAACAATTGGGTGTTTCCAAGTGCCATCGGGATTGATCTTGAGGCTGTGATGAGCCAGCCATTGTTGCCAGGGCAGCAAAGGATGACCGATTCGCTCGCAAAACTTGATGAAACTCTCGCCTTTTGAGTCTAAATCATTGAGTTTTGTGTGAATTCGAGGAGTTGTCACACCTCCTAAATCCGAATAGGCCCGAAGTTTGACGATCTCGCTTGATTGCGGCAGGTCGCTCACTATTCCTCCAGGTAATGCACTGTTTGTCCATTTTCGGGAAAATCGAGAACAA